AGAGGACGGCATCATATCGCTGCCACAGGATCTTTTAGATGCCACAGGATGGCGAGAAGGTGATTGCCTACATTGGATTGATCAACACGATGGATCTTGGCAATTGGTCAAGGAAGAGTTGACAACATTTATAAAAAGTGGTATAATAAACGATGAGTAAAATAAAAATAGCAGAACTTTTTTACAGCATACAAGGTGAAGGCAGATATATGGGTGTGCCTAGTGTATTCCTTCGTACATTTGGCTGTAATTTCAAATGTGCAGGGTTTGGTATGCCCAAAGGTGAATCCAGTAATGAAGTGGAAAAGATTGCGGCTCAGATACATTCTTTCAAAACTTACGAAGAATTACCATTGGTTTCTACTGGCTGCGACAGTTATGCTAGTTGGGATCCACGGTTTAAAGACCTATCACCGATGCTTACATCAGACGCCATCGCAGAAAGAATCTGTGAGATCTTGCCTTATAATAAATGGGAAGATGAACACCTTGTGATCACAGGCGGTGAACCTTTGCTAGGATGGCAACGTGCTTATCCAGACTTGCTTGATCATCCTAAGATGACGGGCTTGAAAGAGATTACATTTGAAACAAATGGTACTCAAAAACTCACTGCTGAGTTTAAAGACTACCTAGTGCAATGGCAAATGCCTGAACTGGCCTACAAAAAAGAAGTGACGTTTAGTGTCAGTGCCAAACTCAGTTGTTCAGGCGAACAACCCAGTGAGGCCATACGCCCAGATATAGTCTGTGAATATCAAGAAGCTGGACATGTGTATCTCAAGTTTGTGGTGGCCACTGAAGAGGACGCAGAGGAGGCTCTAGAAGCTGTGGATATCTATCGAGCAGAAGGTTTCACTGGTAATGTTTATCTCATGCCTGTAGGTGGAGTTGAAACTGTCTACGCACTAAATAACCGCAGAGTAGCAGAACTAGCAATGAAACATGGACTGAGATATTCAGACAGATTGCAGGTGCCACTGTTTAAAAATGAGTGGGGTACATAATGAAAATAATTAAAAAACTATTTGGTCTAGATAAGCTAGAAGCTTCTATCCAAAAAGCTGAACTGGATTTAGCAGAAGCCAATACCCGATTGGCCGCTGCTGAGGCTGCATCTAAAACTGCCGAACAAGCAGAAGAAACGGCCAAACTCTCGCCAAAAGAACGTGCCACTAGACGCAAAGAAGCATGGGTCAGTGTGATTAACACTCATGTCAACAAAGATAACATACGGAATGGCTTTTTTGAGCTTGACTGGAACGACCAATTTGTGCTACAATTAAAGCAAGAGGGATATGGTGAAGATGGTGACAAAGAAGAAGAAATTGTTGATCGTTGGTTCCGTGAACTCTGTGCTAATGTGGTAGTAGATGGTGATTTTGGCGGCCCTGTGAATACAGGTGTTATAGACATACAAACAGTAAAGAAAACAAATCAATGACCTATATTTTAGTTGATACAGCAAATACATTTTTCCGTGCTCGCCACGTGATCAACGGTGATGCTGATATCAAACTGGGCATGGCCTTTCATATCACTCTAAATTCGATACGCAAAGCATGGCAGCAGTTCAACGGCAGTCATGTCATATTCTGCTTAGAAGGCAGATCTTGGCGCAAAGACTACTACGCACCCTACAAGCGAAATCGTTCAGATGCTCGTGCTGCTCACACAGAAAAAGAAGCAGAGGAAGATCGTGTGTTCTGGGAAGCCTTTGACACGTTTAAAGAGTTTATCACAGACAAAACAAACTGCACTGTGATGCAGCATCCTCGCCTAGAAGCAGATGATTTGATCGCAGGCTGGATACAGAGCCATCCAAATGACAAACATGTGATTATCAGCACTGACACAGACTTCGTACAATTGATTGCACCCAATGTCACACAGTACAACGGCGTCATGGAACATGTGATCACACATGAAGGAATCTTCGATGACAAAGGCAAAAGAATTATTGACAAGAAAACACAAGAACCCAAAGCTGTCCCAGATCCCGAGTGGCTCTTGTTTGAAAAATGCATGCGTGGTGATACCAGTGATAATGTCTTCTCGGCGTATCCAGGTGTGCGTACTCGAGGCACAAGCAAAAAAGTGGGTCTTAGTGAAGCGTTCGAAGATCGTGGCACCAAAGGATTTGCGTGGAACAATCTCATGCTTCAGAGATGGACTGACCATGAAGGCCGAGAACACAGAGTCCTAGAAGATTACGAACGCAATCGTAGATTGATCGATCTCAGTCATCAGCCTGATGACATCAAGGCCATCATCTCAGAGACCATTGCCGCAGCCATCAGCGCAGAAAAAAATGTCAGCCAGGTTGGCCTTAGACTAATGAAGTTCTGTGGTCTGTATGATCTCAAGAAGATATCAGATCAGGCCGCAAGTTATTCGGAGCCATTGAATGCGAGATATCTAGTTGGAGAACATCATGACTGATTTACATGCAAAAACAATCATAGACAACAAGTTTTGGATCGTAGAAGAAAACGGTGAGAAGATCGCTACTCTGAGAAAAAATGAAGATAACAGATTTGTGATGAGCAATCAAGACGGAGTAAAAATCTACGAAACCAAAGAACATGTGACTAGAACATTTGGTAAAAAATTCTTTACTGTTAAGATTGTCAAAGAAAGTGAGCATGCATTACCTAACGAGGTCCATGGTTATCCAACCAGTACAGCACCTCACAACTCCATGTTCGACATTCGTAAGAAACTACCACTGTTTACCAAGAGTGAGGACTCTAAAAGTCTGTACTGTGCAGGTTACTATACCATTAAGTTTGAAAAAGGTTGGGTGAAGAGTTTTTGTCCTAAAAAGATCACTCTAGAAAGATATCCCTACAAGGGACCTTTTAAGACAGAAATCGAAATGAAACAGGTCATGGCCAATGTCACAAAATAACATACCTGCTGTGCTGCCTACGGTCGAACGTCTTCTACAGAGAGTATCTGTGGCAGAAAAAAGCCAGCAGAAAGAAATACGTATTACTATACAAGAAGCTAGGGATCTCACCGCAGAGTTAGCTATCTTTTCTACCAAACTAGGTCGTACTGTGCAGGAAATTCATAGTATGCTGGCACAGATAAAAGAATCCAGTCAAAACATTGATGTAAAGTTCGACGGCGGCTCATTCTAAAAAGATAAATATATACGTGGTTAATTAGGAACACGTATAAGATGTCAAGACCAAAACCAAAGATACTTTTAGAATATGCTAACAAAGAAACTTTCAAAGTCGAGCAGATACTCGACTCGGAAGCCATTTGGGCTGTGTTTTATAAGCATCAACCGTTTAATCTAAAAAGTGGCAGTCTAGTGGCCAGTTACCCCGGACCTAAGTATAAGAAAGTTTCATTTTCAAATCCGGGTCACGCACACAACTTAGCTAAAAAATTAAACAAACTTTTTAAAACCACAGACTTTGCTGTGGTAAAACTTACCGCCGGCGAAGAGGTAGTGTAACGTGGATTCCAAGGACGCCTATACTCGGGTGTTCTTGCAGGCAGCAGAATTACCAACAGACCCTGACACAGTTAAGCAATATAGGTCAGTGTGGTGGTGGAGTTTTAGAGAAAAATCTCAAGGTGGCCTTAGATTAACCGAACAGGCCTTGCAGTTCATTGAAGAATATGCTAAAATTAAAACTTACAAAATAGATTTTCCTAAAGAATTTGCATTCACCCCGCAGGTACTGGTTTGGTTAGATCATTTTATCGATTCCCCTTTCTTCATTAATAAAAAACATATCATAGTTATGAAAGAAAAATCCGCTTTTGAACTATATCTTTTCTCCGGGGATGTTGCCAAGCTGGGTCACACCAAAGCTATGGCCAAAAGACTTAGCCAAGAATCAGCCCTCGAATCTAATTGACCTATAAATATTTTCACGATGTTTGATCTAAATCCTATAGATGTATTAAAGCAGCGAAGGTTAAAGACTATCCCTCCTCACTTCAGCAAAATCGCTATCTCAGATAACGAAATTTTTGAAGGAGTCGAAGAATGGGTCAAGACCAAATTGAAAGGCCGGTATTGCTTGGCCAAACAACCGGGTATTGATAAATCTGGAAATCTGCGTTCTACTCATTATCTAGGATTCGAAGATCAAAAAGAACTAACGTATTTCATGCTTGCATGTAACCATTTAAGGAGAACCTAATGTCAGAAGAAATCAAAGATCAAGCACCCGAGGCTGGGGCACAAGTGCCAGAAACTGCACCTGCGCAGGGTCCAGATCTCAATGTCAGCGATCTTGCTGCACTGAGAAGCATCATCGAAGTTGCTACACAAAGAGGAGCGTTCAAAGCAGCAGAACTAGAAGCCGTGGGCAAAGCTTTCAACAAGCTCAACGCCTTCTTAGAAGCTGTGGCTAAAAAGGAGGCCTAAAATGGCACGACCACTAAAACACATCGGTAGGATCAACAACACAGGCGTCAAGGTGCTTGTGGTGTTCAGAACTTTACCTGGCGAATCGAATATGGCGCTGGTATTACCGGTAACACAATTAAGCGATTCCTATCACGATTCGATCATGACCATGATAGAAACAGATCAATGTCAAGAGGCGTATGAACTAGGCGAAATGATGTTTATCCGCACATTTCCAGACGGCAGACCAATGTTACAGGCCATGCAGGCTGATGGCAGATTGCAGAAAGTAGCTACCGATGCTGTAACTATGACTCCTACCACCAATGATACCGTGCTGTTAAGTAGTCTAAATACGCTGATTGCAGAACAGAAAAACTGCGCGGTAGACGATCTTTACACATTTGTCAAAGGTGCTCCTAAAGTCAAAGCGGAAGTCAAAGACCCTGCACCTATAGTAGACACAGATATTCCTGCTCCAGTTAGAGCGCAGGCCACCACCAATGCTGCACTCACAGACAAAGATATCGCCAAGAGCTATCGCAGTCAAGCAGATGCTATGTATAAAGAAGCCGCAAGATTACGCAAAGAAGCCGAAGAACTAGATCCCACAGTTAAAAAACCCACAAAGGCAAAAGATACAGTAGATGCCTAATCCTTTGTTTAGGCCACCTAGGCATCTTGTCAAAGAGTGGCCAGAAGTTTTTGAAGATCTCTATATGAATACCATGCCTGTGGCCTATTTGGATCTAGTACATCTAGAATTCAAAGATGGCAGGGTATGGGAAATTGATATCAGGACCGAGTTAGAAAAAACCAATCCAGAATCTATAGCAGATGTTCTTCTTCACACTCTTCAAGAATACAAAGACGAAATCAATAAAATAGATTTCAAAATAAATGTAGAAAGACTAAAGAAAGATATCAAAGATTCGTCAAAAAATATTTTCTAGTATTTCCATAGTGTATCACTGTGTGATCGTCCGATTGAAAAGTTCTCCAAGGGTCCACAACAATGGACCCTTTCTCTATTGTGCAATACAAATTCTGGGTTTCTTCAAATCCACGGTATTCGTAAGTAACTTTTTTATTATGAGCTAACAATACCACCCCTTTAATAGGTACCGTTACATGATCGCCAGTTAACGGATCTATGTACGTCGGAGTAATACCAAAATTGTGTTCTAGATAATGCCCGACTAACAGGCTATAACTACCGTCACAATATTCTACTCCAGGCTTGTATGCTTTACCATGGATGTATACTGGCATGTTACCTGCTTTTTCTGATTCTATTGCAAGAAATTTAGCTAGATTTCTAGCCTGTATTTCTCTAGCATTCATCACTGCATCAAATAGATCGTATCCTAGATCTAACTCTCGGGCCATATATCGCAAAGCAATATTGTCTCTAGGATGACAGGCTCCACCGTCGCCCATGCCTGCTTTCA